ATGGTATCCTCCAGACTTTCGATCGTTGAGATCATGTCCTGAAGATCCTTTTTGTTACCGTAACACCCACCACTGACATTATGCAGCATCATGCGGGAATAACGGCTCATTTCCACCCGTTTTCCGCACAGGGCAATGACTCCCGCAATGCTGGCGGCAATACCGTCTATGTAGATAGTGACGTTACTCTTGCATTGCCGGATAGCGTTGAAAATGGCTATACCGGGATAAACATCACCGCCAATGGAATTGATCCGGATATTCAGGTTCTCATAACTGCCGTCCATGTACATCACTTCGTTCACGATGTCACGGCTGGCTATCTTGCCGTCACCGCCTTCGTCACTGATTTCTCCGTAGAGCAGCAGACTGGCAGTCTTTTCATTCAGTATGGATTTAAAAAGAATCATATTTCAGCATTTAGGATATAGTGCCGGCAGCGATGCAATGTGCGTCTCCGGCTTTGAATCTGTCACAAACTTATAGTGACAGGGGCAACCGTACAAAAAAGTGTGTAACGCTTGCGGGCAAGTATGCAGGCGCTGTGGCATTGTCTGTAACCTCTTTGCGCTTTTTTCCTGTTCACCTCCGGGATAATGACCTTTGTGTAAATTCTAACGACTTATCATCATGGCAGATTTGACCACACAACAGAAAAAGGGTTATGCCCGCACATTATATCTGAAAGATAACCTGACACAACAGGAGATCGCGGACAAAGTAGGTGTATCACGCAACACCATCAACCGCTGGATAGCAGCGGAGAAATGGGAGGAAATGAAAGTAGGCATGACACTTACCCGAGAACAGCAGGTTGCCAGCCTGCACCGGCAAGTAGCGGAGATCAACCGTGTGATCAGTGAGCGTGAAGAGGGAAAGCGTTATGCCAATGCCGCCGAAGCCGACACACTGAACAAGTTGGCGACAGCTATTAAGAAGATGGAAACAGATGTAGGTGTTGCCGACATTATCAGTGTAGGTATGAAATTCATCAACTGGCTGCGACCGTTCGATCTGGATAAGAGCAAGGAGTTTCTTCGATTGTGGGACGCTTTTATAAAGGATAGTTTATGACACAGACGCAAAAAGACCGTGATGCGCTTAGGGAATGGGCAGTCTTCTATGAATCCGGACTTCGCCGCCAAAATTCCGACGTCAATCTGACGCAGGCGCAGATTGCCAAGGACCGTGCCCGTCTGGAAGCTGATCCGATAGAATGGATCAGCTTCTTTTTCCCCGAGTACTGCAAGTTTGAATTTGCAGAGTTCCAGATAAAGGCTATCCGACGTTGCATCAAACACGAGGAATGGTTCGAAGTATTGTCATGGGCACGGGGACTGGCGAAAAGTACGACGGTGATGTTTATCGTCATGTACCTTGCGCTTACGAAAAAGAAGTGCAACGTGATGATGGCTTCCGCCACACAGGACAGTGCTGTCCGGTTGCTCGATCCTTATAAGAAACAGTTTGAAGAGAATGCCCTGATACGTGCTTATTATGGTGTGCAGGTGAATCTCGGCAACTGGTGTGCCGAGGAGTTTGTCACCAAATGCGGTTGTTCATTCCGTGCTGTCGGTGCCGGAAACGCTCCTCGTGGCAGCCGCAACGGCGCTGTCCGTCCGGATGTGCTGCTGGTAGATGACTTCGATACGGATGAAGGCTGCCGGAATCCGGACACGATAGACAAGAACTGGACATGGTGGGAAAAAGCACTGTACGGGACACGTGACACGGCGGTAAAAACACTGATTGTTTTCTGTGGAAATATCATTGCCCGTGACTGCTGCGTGGTACGTGCCGGACACATGGCTGATCATTGGGACGTAGTGAACATCCGTGATGAAAAAGGATACAGTACCTGGCCGTCTAAAAATACAGAAGAAAGTATTGATATCGCTCTGTCTAAAATCAGTACTGCCGCCCAGCAGACGGAATACTTCAACAACCCGGTAACAGAAGGCGAAGTATTTAAGGAGATCACTTACGGCAAAGTACCTGACCTCAAGAAGTTCCAGTTCCTGGTCATTTACGGCGACCCGGCACCCGGCGAGAACAAGAGCAAGAACAGCAGTACGAAAAGCTGTATCCTGATGGGGATGATCGGTCCGAAACTCTATATCATCAAGCCCTGCCTAGACCGCGGGCTGAATGCGGAGTTCATCGACTGGTATGTACAGCTGCTGGAGTATGTAGGCGGCAAGGTGCCTGTGTATTGCTACATGGAGAACAATAAACTGCAGGACCCTTTCTTCCAGCAGGTATTCAAGCCTTTGGTGGGTAAGGTACGCCGTGAAAGGAATATCCAATTATACATCCAGCCCGACGAAGCAAGAAAGACCGACAAGGCTACCCGTATCGAAGCCAACCTGGAACCTTTAAACCGGGAAGGAAACCTTATCCTCAACGAAGCTGAAAGAAACAACCCGCACATGAAACGTCTGGACGACCAGTTCAGACTGTTCACCCTGCGGCTGAAATTTCCCGCCGACGGTCCCGACTGCGTGGAAGGCGGTTACTGCATCATCAAAAAGAAGATTCAACAACTGGTACCGGTGACTGTGATACATCGTAATGACCGCCGGAACCCCAAACGATTATAGCCATGAGTAAATTTATAACTCCGCAAGATTACGATGCCAGCATCCATCGCGAAATACTGGATGCCCTGACCCGTAATGATAACGCCATCATTGAGATATGCGAGGACCGCGCCATTTCTGAAATGCGCGGATATCTCAGTACACGATATGACGCTGACGCCATATTCAAGACCGAAGGCGCGGCCCGCAATGAGCTTGTACTGATGATGGCGGTAGATATCGCTGTATATCACTTGTTCAGTATCCACAACCCTCAAAAAATGTCGCAGATACGCAAGGATCGCTACGATCGTGCAATGGAATGGCTGAAACAGGTGGCAACATTTAAAATAACGATAGACGGCGCACCGAAGCTCTCGGAAGAAGAGCAGAAAAAGAACAGCCCCTGGCTGATGAGTAGTAACCCTAAACGTACCAATCATTTATGAATATATTAGACAGGTTTCCGGTATTCCGGAACAAAGCCGCAAAAAGTAAACGCATCACCGAAGGGAGTAACGTAACCCGTCCCGGAGCAACAGTGATACTGACACAGCCACAACGTTTCGGAATAGGTCTGGGGGACTATATGCAGGCTATCCGCAGTGCTGAAAACGTAGATTTCACACGACGTGTCAGGCTGTATGACATCTATAGCGAAAGCCTGATGGACCCGCATCTGTTCAGCGTGGTACAAAAACGGAAAAGCGGAGTACTAAGCAGGAAGATTGAATTTCGCCGTAACGGCATACCTGATGATAAAGTGAACGAGCAGATATCATCACCCTGGTTCCTCCGATTTATCAGTGACGCACTGGATGCGGAATACTGGGGATTTACGCTCGTTCAGTTCTATATCAATACCAAAGGCTGGATAGATTATTATCTGGCACCACGCAAACACATAGATCCAGTGTTGCGCATCATCAAAACACGGCAAGAAGACATCAACGGTGAAAGTTTTGATAATTATGGAGACCTGCTGATGATACGGGGCAAAGAACCGCTGGGGATTCTAGCGCGTACAGCTCCATACGTTATCTATAAGCGTGGAACTATTGGTGACTGGGCGCAATTCTCCGAGATATTCGGCATGCCGGTACGTAAATATACATACGATGCGGCGGACCCGGAAGCTTTGCACAATGCAATGGAAGCTGCACGGGAACAAGGCGGAGGAATGGATTTCTTTTGTCCGGAAGGATCTAACCTGGAATTTGTGGAAACAGGAAACACAACAGGCAGCAGTGAACTGTACAGCAGTCTCGTGGAACGCTGTAATGCTGAAATGAGCAAGGCTGTACTTGGCAATACTCTTACCACCGAAGCCAGTGAGACAGGCACACAGGCACTGGGTACCGTGCATCAGGACATAGAGCAGGAACTGGAAGAGCAGGATGCCCTTTCCATCCTGAACCTGCTGAATTATGATATGACAGACATATTTGCATTTCTGGGAGTGAATACTAAAGGAGGTGAGTTCGTTTATGTGGAGGACGCGGACATGGAGCAGGTAAAGACCCGTGCCGAATTGCTGGAGAAAGCTGTAACGGTGTTCGACCTACCCCTGGATGATGACTACCTGTATGAGCAACTGAACGTAGAAAAGCCCGATAATTATGAGCAGTTGAAAGCGGAAATGGAAGAAAAGAAAAAGGTGAATAACCCGTTCGCACAGATCATACAGCCACAGAACCAGTCTACCCGTTTTTTCGGAAAAGCCCCGGACAGGGACGGGGCTTCAGACTGGTAATGAATGATCTGTATCGGGATGCCACTGATGAAGATGTAGCCTCTGCTTTTATTTTCGATAATAAAGCCCTGCAACGTGCCCTGAAGCATATATACGAAAAGGACTTTCAACCCATGACAGAGATAGAGGAAAGCCTGTTCAATGAGACTTTCCGCATTTTTACCGAAGCCACCGATGAAGGTATCAGTGAATCCGGAACAGAACTTCCTGTGGAGTTCCGGCAGAAAATAGACTGGGGCAATGCTGTATTCTCCGCTTTCAAAGTGCACCGTATGCAAAACGATATCGCCACACGGCTCTTCGATTCGAATGGTGATCTAAAACCGTTCGAACAGTGGAGAAACGATGTACACCCGATGCTGGATCATCATGTAAAACATTGGCTGCGGACAGAATATGACACTGCTGTCATACGTTCACACCAGGCAGCGGACTGGCAGCGCTTTGAACAATACGCTGATATCCTGCCGAATCTGGAATGGATGCCCAGCACCAGTATAAATCCCGGAGCCGACCATAAAGGTTTTTGGGGAACTATCCTGCCGATAAATCACCCGTTTTGGAATGTTCATCGACCGGGAGACCGCTGGAATTGCAAATGTTCACTGGCTGCTACGGATGAACCGTCCACGGAAACTCCTCATGGGGACAATGATCCGAAAGACCAGCCTGCACCGGGACTGGATAATAATCCCGGAAAAGACGGAAGACTGTTCAGCGATACGCATCCGTACGTAACGAATGCCTATGAGGGAGCGAAAGAAGCAGTGAAAACCTTTTTGACGGAAAGATTTATTTAAGATACAAATGGATATTCAGGAATTTAACCGTAGGATTCTGCAAAAACAGGAACAGCTTAAGGATCTCGTACGACGAAAGATGCCGGTCATCGTTGGAAATATCGCCAAACGGCATATTGAGGATGATTTCCGCAAGGGCGGTTTCACCCATAATGGCTTCCACAAATGGCAGGAGACAGAGCGGCAGAAAAACGGAGGGAAAGGGACGGACTCCCGGTACGGTTCATTGCTTTCCGGCAGAAACCATCTGTCAGGAAGCATTGAATATGCACTGGACAACGGAACCGTTACGGTCTTCACCCGAGTGCCTTATGCCGGTATACACAATCAGGGTGGTATGGTACAAACTACCGTCACTCCAAAAATGCGACGCTTTGCCTGGGCTATGTATTACAAAGCCACCGGTATCAAACGGAAAATGAAACATGGTGGGAAAGTTCGTAAACAACGTGAAGAGAATGCCTCTAAAGAAGCGCTAAACTGGAAACGTCTCGCCCTGACGAAAAAGACTAAGCTTACCGTACGCATTCCCAGGCGCCAGTTCATGCCATCTACACCCGGAACGGAACTGACAAAAAAGATAAGCGATAAGCTACAACAGGAAATTCAAAAGATTATCAATATTTAAAAGCAGCATTATGGAACAACTTTTCAACGACCTTCAACAACAAATAGCCGGCAAGATGGGTGATGTAATTACCCTCATTGACGAAGACTGCGGACAACTGGAAGCACTCACTAACGGAGAGGATCAGTATCCGGTAACATTTCCCTGTGTCCTGATCAGCATTCCTCAAACCGCTTGGGACAATATCAAGAATGGTCTCCAGCACGGAAAGACTATTCTCACAATCCGGTTTGCTTTCGACTGTTATGATGATACTCACTATGGAAGTACGCAGGAGCAGCATGTCACCGAACGTCTCACGCTGGCAAAGCGTTTAAACTCTTATCTGCACGGCTGGCGGTTCGACGGATGTGATACCGTCCTGATACGTCGGACCAGCCGCCAGTTTTCATTACCGGGAGGTGTTAAAGTTTATGAAACGGAATATATTACTACGGTAGCGGATGAGATTCAGAACAACGAAAGCTGACGTTTCAGCTCATCCTGTTGACGGATAATGCGTGGATCAGCACTGGCGTTGATGATATTATAGAAAGTTTTTTCGCAGATAGGATAAAGAGGCCAGATATATCTACGAAGGATTTCACGGTTGCTCAAGCCACTCCGTGCATGTTCATCGTAAATGCGGAGTATCTCGCTAACCTTATGAGCATAGCTCCGTCCTATGATTTTTGTCCGATTCTTCTTCATATCCCGAAATACTGATTGATTACCTGATACAAAAATAATGATAATAACATTTGGGTACAACTAAATCTGCGCAAAACATATTGCATTAAAGAAAAAGAAAGCCGCTACATCCATCTTGCAGCGGCTTTCTTTTATCTGACTACTTCTGTTTCCATTAATCTCAGTTATACGTTAATCCTCAATGGAATATAATGCC